ATACGGGACTTATAATATGGGACAACAACTAGAAATAACAAAATTAAATTATCTAAATAAAGACTTTAAGGGTTTTAAGGATAAATTAAATTCATATGCTAAGACTTATTTTCCAGATATTAGCAATGACTTTAATGAATCTTCTCCAGGCCAAATGTTTATTGAAATGTCTGCTTATGTTGGAGATGTGTTATCATTTTATATAGATAATCAACTAAGAGAAAGCTTATTACTACATGCACAGGAACGGTCAAATGTATCAGATATAGCTAGAAGTTTTGGTTATAAAACAACAACAACTGCCCCAGCATCAGTAGAATTAGATTTATTTATATTATTACCTGCTGCTGGTGTTGGTGAAACTGCATCTCCAGATTGGAGATATGCCCCCGTAGTAAAAGAAGGATTAAAGGCCGATAGTTCTGACCCACAATCAAATCAATTTTACACCCTAGCCCCTGTTGACTTTAGACGATCAAGCTCGCTTAGCCCAACTGACGTATCTGTATATAAAATAGACGCAAACGGAAATCCTGAATCGTACCTACTTAAAAAGCAAGTAGTGGCTAAATCTGGTAAAATAAGATATAAGAAATTTGGTTTTACTGACCCTAAAAAATACGATGAAATAGTATTTGCAGAAAAAGATATAACTGAATTTCTTGACTGTAGAGATCCAGATGGTAATAGGTGGTATGAAGTAGATTATTTATCTCAAAATTATGTATATGAAGAAGTACAAAATACAAAAACAATAGACCCATATTTTTCTGAGTTTAGAGAAGAAACACCCTACTTGTTGAAAATAAGAAAAACTGGTAGAAGATTTACCACCCATACAATGCCTGACTTAAGGACAAAATTATCATTTGGTGCAGGTAGCTCAAATATTGCTGATGAAATAATTGTTCCAAATCCAAACAATATGGGAATGCATTTACCATATGGAAATGTTTCCGCAATGGATAATGCTTGGGATCCTTCTAATGCAATGTTTACACGAGCATATGGTCAAGCACCAAATAATACTGTTTTGGAATTTAAGTATGTTGTTGGAGGAGGACTAAAAGACAATGTCAGAGCAGGAACAATTAGACAGATTACGGCTGTCCAATTTACACTAGATCAAGATGGTTTAAATGGTGCTACTGTACAATTTACAAAAAAATCATTAGCAGTTAATAACCCAGACCCAGCAACTGGTGGAAAAGGATCTGAAACTGTTGAAGAAATTAGGCAAAATGCTATGGGCTTCTATGCAGCCCAAAATAGAACAGTTACAAGAGAAGATTTTGTTGCTCGAGTATATTCTATGCCATCTAGATTTGGTAATATAGCCAAAGCATTTATAATTCCTGATGAACAAACAAGCGCTGAAACAGGTGTTAATATACAGAATCCATTCGCGCTTAATTTATATGTTTTATCATATAACTCTTTTGGCCAACTTACACAGGCTAACCCAACAACAAAGGAAAATATAAGAAACTACCTAAATAAATTTAGAATATTAACTGATGCCATAAATATAAAGGACGGTTTTATAATAAATCTTGGTATTGATTATTCTATAATAACATTACCTGGCCATAATAATAACACGGTATTGTTAAGGTGTAATCGTAAAATAAATGATATTTTTAATATCACTAAGTGGCAGTTCAATGAACCTATATTTCTAGCAAATATAGCAACAGAATTAGATAAAATAGAGGGTGTACAAACTGTACAGGATATAAACGTATATTGTAAACACGATGCAACTTCTGGTTATTCTGGTAATTTTTATGATCTTCGTGAAGCAACCAAAAATAAAATAGTTTACCCTTCACAAGACCCAGCAATATTTGAAATAAAATATCCGGCACTAGATATCCGCGGTAAAACAGTAACATACTAGGAGATAAAAATGTATTATTCTATAATAGCAAAAAAAGATGCAACAATATATGAAAGGTCAGAAAGCCTTAACTCTGGAATAGACGAAATTTTAGAAATACAAAAGGTTGTATCTTCATCTAATACTACAAATATTTATAATTCTAGAATATTGATAAAATTTCCTTTAGGAGAAATATCTAGATCCATCGGAAATGGAACAATATCACATGCAACTTATTCCATTAAACTTCACACGGTTAAAGCTAAAGACTTGGCGTATAAATATGGATTAGAAGTATATGCTGTATCTCAATCATGGGAAATGGGTAAGGGTAGAACTCACACAAAAAAACAATCTACTAGTGGTGGTTTAGTATTTGAAGAAGAAGGTGTAAGTTGGAAATATAGAGATGGCAAACAATATTTTGGTACAACTTGGCCAACCTCATCACTGGGAATTGGTGCACATGCATCAGGATCGACTGGCTCTTTTTCAACTGTTGGTGGTGGAGCATCTTGGTATACATCATCAGTAGCTACTCAATCAGCTGGACATAGACACTACGATTATGAACAAACTGATGTAGATATAAATGTTACTAGTATTGTAGAACGATGGTTAAATGGATCTATAAAAAATGATGGGTTTATAATATTAAGAAGTGGGTCAAACCAGCCTGGTATATATGATGAAGAAAGAAATGGAAAACCATATGGCCACCTACAATTCTTTTCAACAGAAACCCATACAATATACCAACCAAGACTAGCTGTAACATGGGATGATTCTTCATTTCAAACTGGTAGTTTATCTGCTTTAGATATCGCAACCGATAATATAGTATATGTTAAAAACAAACGTGCAAACTATAACAAAAATAGTAGGGAAAGGTTTAGAATTGTAGGTAGAGAAAAATATCCACCAAAAACATATAGTAATGTTTCAAATGAATTACAAATAAAATATCTACCATCACAATCTTACTATGCTATTAAAGATATGGTTACAGACGAAATAATTGTACCATTTAGTACTGGTAGTACAATAATAAGTTGTGATAATCAAGGAAACTATTTTGATCTATGGTTAGATCAATTCTACACAGAAAGAAGATATGGTTTTATGTTTAAGGTAATAAGTGGTTCACTAGATTCTCCAATAATAGAACGATACTATAATTCAGATTATACGTTTAAAATATCGAGGTAATAAATGGTAAGTAAGAGAAGTTCATATTTTTCAAGATTAAGTTCAAATAGAAATTTACAAAAACCAGTGATTGCTAAATCAGGAAATTTTGTATCTCCAAAATATAATTATGGCCAGTCCCCTGTAAAGGTTGGAAAAAAAGGTACAACTGGTGGTGATGTTGACTTTATTGCAACACAGGATATAATTACTCCTTACGATGGAGCAGTACAGATACAATCAGAATTTAATGCTACTGGAAATGAAGCTGAATATGAAGAACGAGATTCACTATATACTAGTTTTGGAGGATTATCAAAGGTAGTTAGTGATGGTTCTATTAGACAAACAACTAAAGCAACTAGAAATAGGTTTGGCGTAATTATGTCTACTCCTGAAACAGCCGTTACTGCTAAACCATATATAGTACCCAACGTTAAACATGTTTTTGAATCTAGAAAATATATTGAAGTTATAGATATAAGCATAAACCAGCTAAGACAATTGGCAAAAGAAATACTAGGACCAACAGAACCACCAATTATAGAAACTGTACAGTGTTACCCAGGATTTGGAACATTAGATGGAACATATAGTGATGGATATAGCATACAGGTATTACCAGAATTAGGAGAACCATCTTTACAAATTGCTGCAAATCAGACTATAGTTTTAATGTCTAGAGTATTTAGCTATAGAAATGAAACAAATACTAGAATTAGAAATGGTTTAACATTTGCATGGAAATTTAATGCTGACGGAATAGGAAAAGCTAGAGACCAAGTTGTCAGTACAGGTCCAGTTCTAAGAATACCAAATGCCCAACTACAACAACGTGGAAGATATCATTTAGAAGTAACAAATGAAAAAGGAACACGAACATCTAAGTCATACTTTATAAATGTATTGGGAGGATTATTAAAGGAATTAGAACCGTCTACAATAGGTGGAGGTGATGGTGCAGATGCAACTGTTGTATATGTACCAACTGGAAATTATATTAGGGATGAAAGACACGATAATTCAGTTTCTAGGTTTGATAACTATTTTGACTATTTACCTAATGATGGTAGATGGGTTAAATTAAAATACAGTGGTAATCAAAGATCAGGAACTGGAAACTGGTATGAGGACACTACACCCGGATCAGCTGTCCAGTCTGTTCAACAAGCAATAGGTGAAGAAGACAATAGTGTATTTAAGATAAACGGAGATATTTCTTCTGGTGAAAGGCTAACTAAAACTGTTGGTGGAAAATACTCCCAAAACGGGGGTAGCGGAAATATAACATTTTCATCTCCTGGAGGAATCTCATATACATTTGGTAGTGACGCATCATACTTTGATCATAGGGCATCTAGAGGATTACCGCAAGATTTTTCAGGAATAGATAGAGGTTAAAAATGGCAGAAGAAAGATTACCTGAATACGAACAAAAACACTTAAAATTACTTAGGTCTAAACCGATATTCACAAATTTTGGCGATGATAGATTTAAAGACCATTTAGAATTACATGTATATAGTGGTGAAAATGTATTAGAAAGCAATTATTCTATAGATACTTGGAGTGTAGATGAACAGGATACTAAAAACCTAGCTCCGTCTACAATGCTAAATATTCACGGTGATATTAGAGGAATGGGTTATAATACCGGTACCTTTGGTATAAAGTATAATTTTTTAAGGGTATTAGTTGGTGATCCAGACAATACCTTATATATTGATGAAATATCTGGTGACAGAAAAGAAGTACGGGTAAGGCCTAGAACAATTGATGCCCAGGTAAGAAATGACTTTATGTCGTTTGGTGAAAGATCTGAAGGATCAGCTTTATCTGCCCACGATTGGTGGCCAGATTTATACTTGAATTTTGGACAAGATAATTTAGTTTTAGCTGTAAACTTTGCAATGGACTATGAGGCATTTCCTCGAGAACCACATTCAATAGTATTTAAGTTGTATGAACCCCTACCAGATATGTTGGAAGACGGAGATGAGCTCTGGGTTTGTCAACAAATATGTGAACCAGTAGTAGAAGATATTAAATTAAGCATAAATGCTAAACGATTTATTTCTAATGAATTAGCTCCTGCTGATTTTTCATTAACATACACACAAGATAAGCCAACACCTACAGGCTGGAAAACTGATATTGATCTTTTAGCTGGTAGCGATAGATCAACTCAAAATAAATTAAACAATCAGTTATATAGTAGTAGTTATGGTGATGTAAAAATAAATATTGACTTTGATATCCCACAACACATTGGTGATGATACTTATGATGGCTTTAAAAATGTTGTTCATTTTGGATCTGTTGTTTCTAAATTAGAAAACTTTAAGTATAAGCTACTATTATTAGAAAACTATAATTCTAAAATAAACCAAGTATCAACAGACTTAGAAGGATTATCGGGTGCTGGTGCAACTGGTTCGTTTTATTATAAGGCAAACAAAATAAAGTGGGAAAATAAAAAGGATGAGGTAATAGGTAATTTTACACCACTTGAATCACAACTATATAATACATCCCAGTCGTATGTTAGTAATTCATTTGGTGAATATATCCCATTTTCTTGGCCAAAAGTAAATGCTGCCTACCCATACCAATTGGAAAAGGTAAAATCAAATGCCGTAGAAAAATGGTATGGTCAAATAGACAATCCATCTGCAAACTACTATAAGACAGGACTAATTTATTCTGCATCTAGATATGACGAATTTAATGACGATGCATTACTAAAATTAGTACCAAATCATATCAAACTATCAGAAGATAATGATAACTATGTTAAATTTGTAAACATGGTAGCAGATCACTATGACGAACTATATCTATACACCAAACATACACTAGATATTCATTCTAGAGAAAATAAAATAAACAAAGGTGTTGCAAAAAAATTATTAGAACCAATATTAAAATCCTTTGGTTGGAAGCCATACCAAAGCTTTGACTTTGATAGTATATGGGACTATAACCTTGGTTTAACTGCTAGTGGTAGTTTCGGTGGTTTACTTAAATTTACAGCATCTTTACAACAAACATCAACAGCACCTTTACAAAACGGTCAGGTAGAGGTAACAGGTATAAACGGAGGAACACCCCCTTATAGTTATGATTGGTATAATGTTGGCGCACCCACAAATAATTCATACCGATTAAATACTCCAGCAATATCAAATCTAGGTGTTGGAAATGCATATGTTAGGGTTAGAGATTCATTAGGCCTATCAGCTATAGTAGAATCCGCAATAACTGTAGGAA